AGCCCATGACTTATATCGGCGCAGTCGGCACTGTCAGCAAAAGCATAAGCGACACACCATTTACACGGTCACTGGAAGCGATTGCAATGACATCGAGCTGGAATGCAATGGCAGCAGTAACGCTAGGTTCTGATTTTATCCGTAGTCAATCTTCAAGTTACTTACCGCAGGAACCGCGTGAAAGTGATACAGCGTATGAAGCTCGCGTTGCTCGTTCCGTCCTATCCCCCTATACACAACGAATTATTGAAACAGCCGCTGGAGCAATTTTGCGTAAACCGATCCATATTGAAGGAGATGATTATTGGAAAAAGTTTGCGGAAAACGTAGATGGTTTAGGTTCAGATTTAAATGAATTTGCCCGTCGAATATTGGTTTCAAGTTTAACTTATGGCCATAGTGCAATTTTAGTAGATTACCCTCCAGCCAGTAGGGCATTAAGTTTAGCAGAAGAAAGAGCACTGGAACGCCGGCCATATTTTGTACCAGTAGAAGCTCCACAGATATGGGGTTGGCGACAAGAGACAACATTACCTACATCACCATTAATACAAGTCCGTATCCATGAATATACAACTCAACCGCAGGGAGATTTTGGTGAAACACAAGTAGAACAAATGCGTGTAATTTACCCAGGTAGCTATGACTTATATATTCAAGGTCAACAAAGTTTTATTTTACATGAATCTGGAAAGTTTACATTACCCCAAATCCCTTTAGTACCAATCTATTCTAATCGTTTGGGAATGCTCCGTTCTTTACCACCTTTATTAGATATTGCAAATCTTAACATAACACATTATCAACGCCAAGCAGATTTAATCCATGCCTTACATGTAGCAGCGATGCCTATTTTAATCTTAGAAGGCTGGGACACAGACACTAATGAAGTATCCGTAGGTGTAAATTACGCTTTAGCGATGCCTCCAGGAAATAAAGCATATTATGTACAATCGGACGCAAGTAGTTTCGCAGCACAAGCTGAGGAGATTAAAGCACTTGAAACTCAAATGTCAACATTAGGAATTACAAAATTATTTGGTCAAAAGTTTGTATCAGAATCAGCAGATTCAAAACGTATCGACCAAGCACAATCCAATTCTGTTTTAGCTGTTTTAAGTATGGAAGTATGTTCCGGCCTAAAACAAGCATTTGCATTAGCTTCCGAATATGTAGGAATTCCAGCACCTGAAGTTTATTTAGATCGTGATTTTGATTTCTACCGTTTAATAGGTCAGGATATAACAGCCATAACAGATTTAAACACGAAAGGTAAACTATCAGATGCAACTCTGCTAGAAATCCTACGACGAGGCGAAATTCTACCGGATGACCTAAGCATTGAGGATGAACTGGAGCGCCTCAATGGCATCGAGGTTTCTACTACAAAAGAGCTAAACTATGAAAGTCCTGCCGAAACTTAATTTTCCGTGTCTGAACAACAACTCGAAGTGGTTCCCGTGGAACCTGTTACTGAACAGCCTGTGGCTGATCCAACAGATTTGACACAACAAATCGAAGCATTACGTTCAAAGAACAATCAATTGATTGGCGAACGCCGAAAAGATAAGGAAGCACGAGAAGCCCTACAAAGTCGTTTAGACGAAATTGAAACAGCCCAACAGCAAGCCCAACAACAACATTTAGAAGAATCCGGTGAATTTCGAACATTATGGGAAGAAGCACAAAAAACAAATGCTGAACTACGTGTTCAACTACAAGACCGTGAGCAACGCATCAATGAGATGGAAACGAACTATACCCGTGAAAAATTAAAAGCACGTACTATATCAGATCTAACCAGCGCTGGAGCGTTAGCACCTGATCAACTTTACAAATTACTACAGGATAATATTCAACTAAAAGATGATACATTGGTAGCAATTAAAGGAGGTGTTGAAATTTCCCTAAGCGAATATGTAGCAGGGCTTCGTAATCCTGGTAGCGGTTATGAACATCACTTTGCAGCCCAAAATCGAGCTGGGATGGGTACTACAAAAACACCACGAAATAGTGCATTACCGGGCACGGTAAATCCTTTCCGACGTGAAAACTGGAATATAACTGAACAAGTACGTTTACTTGCTGAAAATCCAGAAATAGCTAAACTATTAAAAGCGGAAGCAACTTCCTAGCCCTTGTGGGGCACCCCTGTGGGGAGGCTAAACAACGTAATCCTTTCCTCTGGTAACTAACAATGACTGCTGTTTTACAAAACTACGGCTCTGGGACGACATTTTTGAGCAACTTAGTTGCCCGTCCTGAATTTTTGAGCTATGTGTCTGAAGGTATTTTCGAGCAATCGAAATGGATTCAGTCTGGTATTGTTCAACGTAATGCTGCATTAGATGCACGTGCAGGCGGCACTCGTGTTCGCGTACCATTTTTCGATAGTATTGCTCCAACTGAGGTAGTGATTCAATCGAACCACACTTGGGGTAGTGGAGGATATATGAGCCCCGGCAGTGTTACAGCTGACGAGCAGATTATGACGATCTTGCATCGTGGCTTTAGCTATGCCGCAGACGACCTAAGCAAATTAGGTAGTGGTGCTGATCCTCTTGCTCATGTACGCGACCAACTAACTGCTGCAATCAATAAGCTCAAGACCACCACTTTATTGGCCCAACTGTCTGGTATTTTTGGTGGTATTGCATCTAACGGTGTACTTGGAGCTAACACAGTGAACGCTTCTTTTGCAGGCGTACCTGGATCTATGGGAGAAGCCAACTTTTTGACTGCTGCAAATGTAATCAAGGCCAAAGTCAAGCTTGGTGAGCGTGGCTCTGAACTAGATGTAATTGCAATGCATTCAAACGTTGCAGCATATCTCCAACAAGTAGGAATGCTTACTTTTAGCACTTCTGCATTATCTGCATCCGGTGCTGTTGTATGGGGCGGCGGTGGTGTTGGTGTGTCCGGTGAAGACGTAGCCCAGTTTGCAGGTTTACGTGTTGTAATCGACGACCAACTAACTTATTTGACTGGCGGTACTGCAACCCATGTGGTTAAGTATCCAGTTTATTTGTTTAAGTCTGGTGTTATTTCGGAAGGTATCCAACAAGATCTCCGCATTGCAACAGATCGTAACATCCTGTCTTTACAAGATGTAATGGCTGTTGATTACCATTGTGGTTATCACGTATTAGGTACTAAATGGAATGATGCTGGTGATAACCCCACCAATGCAACAACTTCTGGAAACCTCGGCCATATTTCCAGTTGGGCATTGGCTTATGTGAACGCCAAGAATGTACCTTTGGTACGTTTGTTGGTTAATACTCCTTTCGACACTACTGCTTACGCATAAGTGATTTAGGTAGTAGTAATAAAGGGGGCCAGAGTGGCCCCTTTTTCTTTAATCCATAAGCCCCAGCCGTTTCTTTTCTTGTACATCAAAAAGTTCTTCGGTATGAATCGAAGATTTATATGATTGCACTGCTAACTGATTAACAAGGACATAACTCACATCAAGAGCATCGGCAGCATGTTGGTATGACATACCATTTGTTACAAGTTTTTGAATTTGAGGCATAACATCTTCCCATTTACGGGGCATAGAGTCAGAAACTTTTTTAGTTGCCATGAAAATTGCAAGATTCTACATTACTGATGGTACTACAACTTGGTGGGTTGATGCTCCGTGGTCAAACCGCCATGATGTTGATGCAAACGCAGCAATAGAAGGCCACACAATTTACCATGTGTCTTTCCCAAATATCCAGGATTGTCCCATGCCAAAAATTAAGAAATCATTATCCTCAAAGGCTATCCATTATTTACAGCACATGGTTTAAACTAGAGCATAACCTCTTAAAGCTATGCCCACTTTAGTTGCCACTTTAGGTGGAACGACATCAAATTCGTATATTACGGTAGCAACAGCAACAACATATTTTGGCGACCGTCTAGGAAATGCAAATTGGACTGCTGCAAGTGCTGATGATAAAGCCGCAGCTTTAATTACTGCAACAAGCTGGCTGGAAAGTTTAGAGTATTACGGTGATCGTGCCAGTACAACACAAGCATTAAAATGGCCCCGAACAGATGTTAGTTGTGATGGTGTAGAAGCAGATGAAACTTACATTCCGGCTGATATACAAGCAGCAACAGCAGAAACAGCACAGGCATTAATTACAAATCCAACCTTAATGCGCGGGTCAACAACAGGCCCTGGAGCGTATGAAAAGGTAGAGTTAGGAGATCTTAAAGTTCAGTATCGTAGTACAGATGCTGTATCTTCCATAGATAATATCCTTGATGTATTACCATGGTTAAAGAGTTATTTACGTTGTTGGGTAAGAAATGGATCAAATGTACGTCAAATTCCTACATATAGAAACTAATGGCTGCTATTGACGACACTTTCAGTCCAATCCCAAGCCCACTTATTGATAAGTGGGGGATACCTATTACTTACATAAAAGCCGGAACAGATAGTTATAATACTACGACCGGAGTGGTAACTGTAACTGACACAAATGTAACATTGAAAGCAATCATTACCGCAGTAAACAAACAAGAAAACCAAGGATTATATCAAGTCGGAGATTTAAAAATATATATTGCTGCTGCATCATTACCTGCATATCAACCTTCAATACAAGATCGCATTGAATATTCAGAAAATAATGTAAATCGTCAAGCTAGAATTATAGATATTAAAACTTATCGTGGCAAATCACCAATTTTCTTTAGTGTGGTAGCGAGACCAGAATAATGGCACGCAATATATCTCGGATGGTGGGCAAAACCACAAAGCAATTAGGTGTATTAGCAAAAAAATTAGAGAATCTTGTTTTAGGTCCTTTAAGTATGGGATTAAAAAAGAGTGCTGAAAAAATAGTTAGTGAGTTACAAGAGGCTGGACCAAGCTGGACAGGATCATTTTCTAATTCCTACCAAGTTGCTACACAAAGTGGGGTTACAAGCGGAACAGGACAACCAGGAGAACCTCGACCTATCAATGTGCTAGTTTTAACAGGTAAAGAATTATTATCAGAGGGAGTTAAATATACAATAAGTAACACAAGCGATCATGCAGATATAGCTTTAGATCTTAAATCACGTAGTGATTTTAGACGCCCTGGAGGAAAACCACAGACAGCACAGGGCATGGCTGCATGGGGGGGTGAAAATATCTCTAAAAAAGGACGTGCTAAACCTAGTTTGCGTGGTGAAATTGGAACTGGTACAGAAGGAGAATCTAGTCGTACAGCTCCTTTGGACTGGTATGATACATATCTTAAAGGAGGTAAAATTGATAAAAGAATTAAATTAGAAATGGATCAAGTTTTTCGGAGAGTACCTAAATGAATTACCAAGGAATTAGAGCAGCTTATGAAGCACCGATAGCAACAGCCTGTGCTGCATTGAGTCCTGCTGTACCTGTATTTTTTGATAATCTATCTAAATCTTCTTTACTAAGCACCAGTGAATATGTATTGGTAAACATAACCTTTGGGTTAACTACTGAAATAGCATTAAAAGCAGATTTTGATTATGTACGTGGTGCGATTGTATGCCGCATACACACTCCAAAAGGTAAAGGTTCAACACGTAATCAAACAATTATTGAAGCAATCACAGGTGCATTTCAAACACTAAATGCCACCCCACGAGCTGCAGGAGCGGGAGTATATGCGAGGGTAGGACAGATAACAGGGCCAACTTTTGACTCTCCGGCAGACTTCCCTCATTATATTGGGCGGATTAGCTGTGGTTTTATTGCTACGGTTTATTCTTAGTTGCCTTGTTTTTTGATTATAGCTATACTACTAGCAGTCAAAGATAATCCCCATCCATGGCCGTCACCGTTTTATCTGGCACCTCTGGTGCATTGTATTACAAACCTGCTGGCACGACTGGCACGTTTGGCGAATCAAATGTTAACGTAGCTTCTGATGAGATCACAATCCAACAGTATTTGAATTTAAAAGTAGGTGATCAAGTAAAATTTCGCATTGTAAATAGTCAAACCGGTGCAGCGGGTTCTGGTACATTACCAGCACCGATTAGTTCAGCCACTACTTATTTTGTTTTAAGCTATACCGCTGCTACTGGTGTGCTAACTGTATCAACCAGTGCTGGTGGTTCAATTTTGGCAATTACTGATGATGGCACTTTAGCAGCACCTAATGAATTTGAAGTGTATTATGCCGATTATTCTGCAGTAGGTCAAGTACAAAATTGGAGCTTTGAAATCAACCGTGCTGAAATTGATGTGACGACCATTGGCCAAACTGTCGGACAGTATGCACCATTTAAAGCATATATTCCAGGGTTTGCTGATGGTAACGGTAGTGCATCTGTATATGTAACTAATGAAGATAGTGCATTATCAAATCGTATGGTAGAAGATGTACTACAACGTCAACAGGTTGGCTGTGCATTTAAGTTATATACGGATAAAGGCTCTACTGAAGCATTAAGTCGTAGCATTTCAATGGATGCTGTATTATTAACCGCAACACTAAACATTAACCCTGATGATGCCCAGATGGTAGAAATTACTTTCCGTCCTACTGGTGTTCCTACATTTGACTTCTCCACTACTGCTTAAGGAATAGATTGATGTCTGCAAAAAAAGTAAAATCCGGCTTATATGCGAACATTGCTGCAAAGCGTGAACGCATTGAGAAAGGTAGTGGGGAACGCATGGCACGTCCTGGCGAACCAGGTCGTCCTACGGCTGCTGCCTTTGAAGCGGCAGCTAAAACTGCTAAGAAGTATAAACCAAAGAAAAAGTGATTACATATCGCGGTGAACAGTTTGAAGGTTATAATAAACCTAAACGAACACCAAATCACCCGACTAAATCGCACGCAGTTTTAGCAAAAGAAGGAGAAACTATAAAGTTAATCCGTTACGGTCAACAGGGTGTAAGTGGATCGCCTGCCCGCGAAGGTGAATCAGCAGCAGATAAAGCAAGGCGTGCCAGCTTTAAGGCACGACATGCCGCTAATATTGCTAAAGGTAAAATGAGCGCAGCTTATTGGGCTGATCGCACTAAGTGGTAATTGTATTTCTGCTACACTAAATCTGTACCTTCCAGTTTTTCATGGCTAACACAACACCACTTCGGGCTATAGATCGTCTACGTAAAGCGGCAAATTTAACACCGATTAAAAAAGTAGTCGATCTAAGCGATGGAACAACATTTGAGGTATGGCGCACTCCGTTAGTTGCGGCAGAACGTGAACGAGCACAAAAAGCAGCAAAATCTGAAGATGCTAATGCTTTTGCATTACAACTATTAATTCAAAAGGCTACTGACGAAAATGGGACTAAGCTATTTTCAGCAGCAGAAATTGATGTACTTAAAAATGAAGTACGTGATTCTGATCTTCAAAGTTTAATGTTAGCTATTATATCTGATGATCAAGAAGCTGAA